GTAGTGCCGCTAAGGTTTTCTTAGCAGCACCGTGGCGCTGGCGGAAGGGTGAATCAGCGCCCACCCTTCCGCCTTTTGCCTTTTCTCGCTTAAGCCGTCCCCTCGTCTGGCGCCTGGTGGAACTCACCCACATTCACTTGTGGGCTGGTCCGAGCGCCATAGCGGATGCTGATGATCATCGCGGGGCGAGCCGTTCCAACGTTCGCCACCGTCAGCAACGGACGCACATAGCGTTCCTGCGGCTGGTAGATGTCCAGCACTGCGATTCCGTCCGCAGCCACCGCTGAAGAGAACGCCTTGGCAGTACCGGCAAGATCTGCAGCCGTGCCGAAAGCGCTATCGGTATCCTGCTGCGCCTTCAGGCTATGCGCTGCGACCTCGCCCTTGCCTACGACGGCGATGAAAGCCACGCCCTCGAAGCCGCTCATATCCACGCCCGCACCGGTCACCACCTCATTGTCTGCGTCAACCTTGGTCACTTCCACGGCCACTGCCGTATCGTGATAGATGCTCTTAATCATGGCTTACCTCCTCCGCCTTTCCTTCCTAAGCCTTGACCTTCAGGACGTAGAACGCTTCAGGCAGCACACACATGCCGTCAACTTCCTTGCGCCCAATGAAACCAGTCTGGTTGCTCTCTGCGTAGAGCTCCACCAGCCGTTGGATGCTCATCTGCAGTGCATCCACGATCCAGTAGTAGGAGAAATCTCCCACCGCAGCCACAACCGCGTTGGACTCCCAGGCGTCGTTCGCATCCAGACCATCATCGAAGCGATCCGAGGTCTCATACGGGATGTCAAGGATGGTGCCAGGAGAACCGATCTGCAGGCCCGGCTGCCAGATATAGGCGCCGTCGCCGGTCTTCATCAAGCGCACCTTGCGGATGAACGCGCGATTAGCCAGAATGCGGGTGCTGGGTGCACCAGCATAGGCAGCCGGCAGGCGATAGACGAAGTTGATCACATCGTCCGCGGTGACGGTATTGGCGGCAGCAGTCGTATACACCGGCAGACCCGAGGTCTGCAACAAGCCCTGTGGGCTGTTGGCCCCCGTGCCATTGATGAACGCATGCTCCTCGGGCACCGCAAACTTGTACGCCATGCGATCGCGCACATAGCCCTCGACATCGAAGGTCGGCAGCCGGAGGAACGTGTTGCTCACCTTCACGCGCTTAGCCAGCGGCTTGGGCATCAACCGGCGCTGTCCGAAAGGTTCCTGCGAATCCGTGTTGCCCGTGCCCACTTCTGTGGTCCAGGTCGCGTCACTGAACAGGCTCTCCTCGGTCGGCACAATCACCGCGCCACTTGGAACCGGAGGCATCACTCCGCAGATGCGGCGCATCGCCGAGATTTCCTTCGCCTTGGCCACTAGACCCGCATAGTAGTTATCCTGTACCAGATACCCACCTGCAGGCGCCGTTCCGGCCAGCAACGTCTTGCGCATCACGTCGGGAAGCTCGCGCTCACCCTTGCGCATATAGCTGCGCATCGCGTGACTGTAGTCCTTACCCGCCTGCGCCCAGTATGACGCGAATGGCAGGAACTGGCGCATTTCATCGAGTTCGTCGCGCTCCAACACCCGGTCACCCACCTTGATCTGCACGCCCTCGAAACTGCCATGCTCGAACATCTTGGGGGCATCCATGGGTGCCTGCAGCGCCTTCTCGGTTTCTTCGGCGCGCTCCAGGCGCTTGGCTTGCGTGGTCAACTCCTCCACCCGATCCAATAGTTGGTCCACCTGCGCCGACTTTTCGGCGCTCAGTTCACCATCGCCCAGCAGGGCCGTGGCTTGCGCATGCAATTGCGCCGCCTCATCATACAACTTGCGAATCTTGCTCATCTCCACTAACCTCCTTGCTCTTTCAGCCTTATCAGATTGAACTTACGGCAGCCCTATGAGATACCAGTAGACGGTTACCCCGCTGTCACCGGCGGCGCCAGCCTCTTTGTACACGTAGATTGACACAGTTGACCCGGAGATCTTAACCGAACACAGCTGCTCTTCGTTGTCTACCAGCTCCCCACCCAGCGTGCATACACCCATGACAGGTGTTGTCAGACCGTGCACGACATTCTTTGTGGCCGTAATGACATCGCTGCCCCACTTGGCTTGGAAGCCTGAATCGGTATAGCCGATCGGGTACAAATTGTTCGGCCCATAGTTGACGCTGGCTCCTCCAATATCAAGCGTTCCGGTGATCGTGACATTGTCATGGATCGTCGTACCGCTAGAACCGATGATATCGCCTGTCAAGTCTCCGGTTACGTCGCCGGTGAGATTACCAGTTACATCCCCAGTGACATTGCCGGTCAAGGTTCCGGTAACATTGCCGGTCACATCGCCTGTCAGATCGCCGGTTACGTCGCCGGTGAGATTACCAGTTACATCCCCGGTGACATTGCCGGTCAAGGTTCCGGTAACATTACCCGTAACATCGCCAGTGACATCGCCAGTCAAATCCCCGGTCACATCCCCAGTGACATTGCCGGTCAAGGTTCCGGTAACATTGCCGGTCACATCGCCTGTCAGATCGCCGGTTACATCACCGGTCAAGTCTCCTGTTACGTCACCAACAAACGCAGTCGCCGTGATCGTGCCGAAACTTGCCGTTCCAGCCACGCTCAGCGTGCCGCCCGCATCAATGCGCATTTCACCGCCAGAGCCACAGACCCACGTATCACCGCCATCTGCGCGGTAACACGCGCTGCTGTAATCTCCGCCTTGCGCCAGCTCCGGGCCGTTCAATGCCAGCGCCAACAGTCCGAACAATACTGCTCCGATGATCAGCACTGCCGCTGTTCGCTGGACCCACTCCCACGTCCGTTCACTCTTCATGTTCACCTGCCTCCTTCCTCATAACCTGACTGTTGATATTTGACTCGTCGCCAATTTTTGCTTCCAACTCACATAAGCACCTCCCACCCCTCAGGCGCTACCGCCTCTGGAGATGCACCCTGCAGCAACGCTCTCACCATCGTGCTGCCCAAACGACCAGCTGTTCCCAACATCCGCGACTTATCCCAGGTGCGTTTCGGACTAGATATTACCGCCCTGGCTCCGTGTTCGATGAACGCTCGTGGGAACGGCGTCTTTGCCCCGTAGCAACCTTCCAGAATCACCATGACACCTGGTCGCAACTGTGGACCATTCAACACGCCATCCACATCCAATGCGGGAATCCCATCATCCCCGTGCAGTAGATGCGCTTTCGGAGTCCCGTGCAGCGCGATATAGATCAGCTCTGCTTCAGCCAGCCGCGCATACGGAAACGTCTCTGCCGTCAGCGGGGGGCACGTCAGCGGTCGCGTCATAATCCCCGCCAGCGCCAACCCCAGCCAGTTATTGAGCACACTCGATTTGTAACAGTAGACCAACGCCTTCATCGTTTCACTTCCGCTAATAACGGCTTAGCAGAACTAACGTTCGCGCCGTATGAGCCATTCCCGGTAGATCAGCAATGCCACACAAACCACGAAGATACCAATCAGGATGTTCCGCACCCAGATGCGCCAGCTAGACCCGAGAAAACTCTGCGCGTAGATCGTGCTCCAAGATTCGGCACTCTCACCAGTCACACGGCGCCACACTTCAAGGAACTGTGTGCCATCATCGGCCATGCCAGCCTGAAGCGCCCGCATCTGCTCTAACCCCAGCGCTTCTACCATGTCAAATGCCTGGGCATACCACAGCGCAGTCTCTGCATCCGTGCGCGGATACTCGCTCATCCAGCACGCCGAAATCAGCGTCCCATCCTGTGCGGCTTGCCGGAGCAACTGCCGCGATTCTGTACGGGCCTGCTTGCCCTCGGCCAGCACGGCCAACCCTTCTGTAAACCACGCGGGCACGTCATGGCGCTCTGCCGTTGGATCGTACAAGTGCATGATCTCGTGTGGCACGGTGCGCGTGACAAACTCATCAACCTCTGCATGCCCCAACCACTGCAGCGTGACGCCCCAACTGGGCTTTGCCACACCGTAGCCGCCTTCAGTCGCCAGCATGGCGTAATCCCACTCTGTAACGACAACCACGATGCGTGGGCGTGCCTCCACGTGGCGTGCGGTATCTCCAAGAATCTTCTGCGCATTGAGCACCGCGGCATCACCAGCCGCCGCGATCTGCGTGAGCGTTGCCGCGCTCAGTTGCGCGCCATATACGTCGCAGAGCTCCCCGGCCACATGCTGCCACTCTCGGAAGTCGCTCGCCGGGTCAGGCCGGTCGTAACTCACCCACGCTGTAGACCAGGGCGCACCCTGACGCGGGATACCACTCCAGGCGTAACGCAGCTCCGCCATGACCGGAACCTCAGACACATCGAAACGCGCCATCCAGGTAGCGCCATCGCGTTGGGCGCCAATCTCCGTCTGGGTCTGTCTGCCCCACGGCGTCTCGATAATCAGCGTTGCCGCTCCATCAGGGCCCGCCAGGCGAAAGACCAATTCATCCCGCTCCGGAGCATACGCCACTTCCGGGAACGTCAATCCCTCAGCTTGCACTGGTAGAGCCAACGCTAACAACACGCACAACAATATCAATCGTCTCATACCTGCCACTCCCGCGCCAATGCCTGTATAGCCCGCCTATAGCGGCTCTTGGTGGCGTCCAGGCTGATTCCTAAAATCTCCGCACATTCTGAAAATTGGAAGCCGGCCCAAAATCGTAGCCACAAAATCCGCGTGTACTCCGGTTTCAGCGACCAGAGCAATACCCGCAATATCCGGGCTTCCTCGCTATCGACGCAACCGTCGACGGTTTCTTCGATCTCGTCTACATCTACCACGGCGCGCCTGCGCCGGTAGAAATCCGCAATCTTGAAGCGCATGATACGCGCCAGCCACGTCTGGGGCCCTGCGTCGCCGCGATAGCCCGGTAAGCTCTCCAACGCCGCCAGCAGCGTCTCTTGGACGATGTCATCCACTGCGTCCCACGGCACACGCCGTGCTGCTTGGCGCCGGAGGGCGGGCATCAGGTCATGGAACCTGATAGTAGAGCAAACGGACATTCGTCAGCACTCCAGTAAGCGTGATCGGAGCCGTGTACGTGAACGTCATGCCGTCCACAATGACCGGTCCGTCGAGCGTCAGCCCTGCGCCAGAGGTGTCCATCCTCACGCCACCCTGCGCGCGGACATTGAACGTATCTGCGGCGAGGCTCTCATAATCCGCTTCCTGTGAATCTGCCCACACGAACGCCCCCTTGTGCAGCGCCTTGGCGCGCGTGCCGGCAGCGAAACTGCTCTCTCCAGACGCGGTATTCGATTGGCCTCCAGGAATAACACTGTACAGACCAGTGACAGTATTGGTGATACCGCCACCGATGAAGCTATACGTTGACGTGATGGTATTGCTATGGCCGCCCGCGATCGCCGAGGCCTGCGCTATAGTGCCCTCGATGGTATTCTCAGTACCGCCGCCGATGAACGCAAAACCATCGGTCTGGCAATACAGATTAACACCCTCCTCAACCCCCAGGTTGGAAACATAAGCGTTCGAGATGTAGTTCCACTTGCCGCCAACCACGGTGTTGTATGTGCTCGGGCAGGCGATAGTCAGAGTCGTGGTAATACAGCCTTCCGTGTCATACAGCTCCCATGGCGCAGTTACCGTGCGCTGATGGTAGCCTGCCACCCAGTTCTCGTAACCCGAGCCGATAAAACTGTAGGCATCGCCAATCGCGTTGTAGCCGCCTCCGGCGATGGTCGAGAAGTCTCCAGATGCGGAGCCATTCATATCATCCAGAAACGAGTACGGCCACCGGTGCTCTGGGAGAGAGCCTTGAACACCTCCGCTATAGAAACCGTGACCGTCGCGTCCGGTGCCGATAGTGTTCAACTCACCGCCGAGGATAGCCTGCCCAGAACCTGGCGCCGTGTAGTTGTAAGCGCCGCCGGCGATAACCGCATCAGTGCTGCTATCAATCCAGTTGGCAAAACCGCCGCCAATGACACTCTCGATGCCCCCAATGGCATTGCCATTTCCGCCACCAATGGTGGATAGTTGTCCACTCACGCTGTTTGTTGCTCCGCCGCCGATCACGCCGTAGTAGGCATACTGGAATATGCGGTTCCCGGCGCCTCCGCCAACGGCGCCCCAGTTGCCCACCACATTGTTCGCTGTGCCACCGCTGATAGCCGCATAGTTACCGGTGATCGTATTGATGCCGAGAGCCCAGTTGCTTGGATCCGCTACACGTCCGCCACCCGCAATCACCGAGCCGTAGTTGCTGCCGCCAATCGCATTGCCCGTGTAACCGCCAGTGATGTTGGGGCTGTTCACTGCCCCGGCCACCGTCAAACCGCCACTCGTCACTTGGGCACGCACCGTATCACTCAGCGAATCGCGGATCACGCCCGTGCCGTAGATGTCCACGTCACCGCCGACCGTGATCTTGTCGAAGTAGTTGCCGCCGCTCTGCGCCGTCACCATGCCGCCGCTTGCGACGATCACGATTACGGCAACCATAATCAGGGAGAAAATCGTTCGTCCCCACTGCTTCATTGCTCACCTCCAACCAGGTCCTGGAATTGCGCGATGATGCCCGGTCCCCACACAATCTGCATCGCTTCAATCAGAATGTCATATTCGGCTTGCGTAATCTCCGTAGCGCGCCCCTCGTGAAACAGATTCACCATAGTGAAACACTCCATCCGTACTTGCTCGGACACTTGTGGATTGTTCACCTGATACCAAAGCGCGTCCTGAATGACCTGGCGCACTGTCAGATTCTGCGGACCAATCCCGTTCAACTGATCGTGATACCGCAACATCACCTGCGTCATATCTATATAGATTGTCTCAGGATCACCCTGAGCAATCTCTACATCGACTGCTTGGAGTGCCGCGATAGCCACACCGCCAGCGACGCATGCAATCAACAACGCGATGACTACAATAGCCTTCCATCCCGCGGTCATTGCTCTGGTTCCTCCAGCATGGTGTACTCAATGAGTACATAGCCTTCGCCCTGAGTTGCGCCGCCATGATCCCAGGTAAAGAGAATGGGCATCTCTGTCGGCACATAGATGGGTCCACCAGCTATCTCGGTCGCACCAGCAAAAGCCAGAGAGAGATTATGCTGATAGTTCTTAATCAATAGATCCAGGCTATCAGAGCGTCCAGCAGCGAACAACGAGATGATGTTCCAAGGTGTTTCCCGCACAACAATGCGCTTTGTGATCACGCTGTTGGCTGGGATGGTCGCAACGACACCGCTAGTTGACTGATACGAAATCGGGACTTTCAATTCCAGGTGCTGCGATGTAGAATACCCGATCACGCTGGCCTGAATCTGCAACTGCGAATGATGATGGGCTCCTGATATAGGCATGACTTCCTCCTACCACTCAAGCGTCACAAGCACTATAGATTCAACAGCCGCTCCTGCATCCAGGATGAACTGCATTGCCTTGAGGTTCACATTTCCAAGTACTTCCAGCGGCGGCGCAGCATCCATCGGTAGTAGGTGCCCAACTTCTGTTGTCGGGGCCACGCCATCATAGCGGTAGCGCACTGCCGCCTTGGTTGCCGTGATCAGTGCACGCTCTGCATTAACCAACTGTGTCGCTGTGAAGCCGAAGTCGTTTGCCAGAGACACTACCGCTCCAGAGGTAACAGTGACACCGCTGCTGCCAGCGTTGCCAATGGTCGTCATTACATTTGCCATCCCTCCACCTCCTACAGCCGCAGCGCCAGCTCTGCCGCGCGTAACCTGCGCCGCAGCGCGTCGGCCTTCACCACGGGTGCAGTCAACACCTCAGCTACACCCTCGACGCTGTTGGCTACCTCGTTGCGTTGCTCAGGTGTCGCCGTCACCAACAAACGCCCGGCCTTCAATTCCTCGACCAACGCCACCAGCGCCTTCACACTCTCACTGAGCGCAATAGCACGTGCCTCTGGCTCGAAGCCCAGCACCGTTTTCACCGCCC